CCACAGCCCTATATCAGTTCGGTCCACGTCAACCAGCCGCTGACCAACTTCTCGTTGGCCGTCTGGCAATCCCAGGGCTACGCCTGGAACTCGACGCGGCCGGTGCGCCTCACCCACCGTTCAGACGTCTACCGGACCTATGATCAGGACTTCTGGTTCCGCACCGAGGCCCAGCGTCGGGCGCCAGGGACCGAATCGGTTGGCTCTGGCTATGCCGTGACCACGGCCACGGTGACCACGGATCGGTGGGCCATTCATCATGACATCGATGACCCCACCCGCCGGAACGCCGATGCCGACCTCAACCTGGATCGTGAGGCCGCCGAGTGGACGGCGATGCAGTTGAACATCCGTCTGGAAGCCCTCTGGGCCGCGGTCAACTTCGTGACCGGGGTCTGGAATGCTTCTACGACACCGGGCGTCTTGTGGGATGTGGCGACCTCAGACCCGATCAGTGACATGGAAGCCCGGGCCCTGGTGATGCAGGAAAACACCGGTCGGCGTCCCAATACCTTGTATCTCGGAGCCCAAACCTATTCCGATGGCCTAAAAAACAACCCAGATCTTTTGGATCGGATCAAGTTCTCGGAGCGCGGGATCGTGACGACTGATCTCATCGCGGCGGCCATGGACCTGGATCGCGTGGTCGTCTGCGGGGCCACCCGCAATACGGCCTTGGAAGGCGTCACCCGCTCCATGGATTTCGTGGCCGGACAGACCAACGCCCTGCTGGCCTACGTCTCGCCGACTCAGGGATTGATGACCCCGACCGCCTTCCAGACCTTCGTCTGGCCCGAGGCGGGGGCGGGGAACGAATTCGGCGTGGCGACCAAGAAATACCGACTCCCGGAAAGCGTGGAATCGGATCGCGTGGAGACGGAGATCTGGGTGCAGTTCGTGCTGACCTCCAGTCTCTTGGGTGAAGCCTTCATCAGCGCGGTGTCCTGATGCCTGAGCATCGGGAAGCGCTGCTGGTCATGCACCGCTTCAAGTTTCCGGTGGCGAGTGCGGATGGGACCCGCCAGGAGATTCGGGAGTTTCATCCTGGCGAGTTCCTGCCCCGGGCGGATTGGGATCGGGCACCGGCCCGCTCCCGCCGTTCAATGAGCAACACGGGATTCGTGCGTGACCCCTTGAGTGTGCAGATCAACACCCGGACGGGAACGCCTGAGCCACTGCCAACACCGGGGCGGGCCAAGGTGGTCTTACGAGCCCCGCGCACCATTACCCAGGTAGACCGGAAGACGGGTGAACTCGTCACCATTCAGGACCCGGGTGGCATCGACCGGAAGCTCCAACAGAGCCAGACCAGCGGTGATGGCGGCACACGGATCAATACGACGGCTACGGAAACCACGGGCCAGCCAGTCAAGCGCAAGCGGGGCCGGCCGCGCAAGGTGAAGGAGTAAGCTATGGCCTCCGTTGGGTGGTTCCGGCGGTTGCAGGTGGCTGGCAATGCCACGGTCTCCAGTGAACTCGCCGTCACGGATACCGTGACATTGAGCTCGGGCGTCGATTGGCCCCTGAGTACCGGCCCGAGTACCGGGACTGATCTCGTCTTGGGCGATGTGCATGTGCTGATCTCGACCAGCGATGGGGGCTACTACCGCCTCGATCCACCGGCCACGCCGGGCATGAACATCCAATTCATCAGCGGCGGGACCAGCGCCTCAACCCATTACATCATCCCGGACACGACCAGCGTGTTGTTGTACACGTCCTCCGGGAGTTCTGGCGGGCGGCAGGTAGCGATCAATGGCCAAGCGGCTGTCACCTTTCTGGCGCTCACGACGGCGCAATGGATCATCAGCCACCGGCATGGCGGCAACATCGTCACGTCGAGCTCGACCTAAGCGATGCGCCGCTCGTTCGCCAATCTCTCGTTCTCGCTGGGCACCGTCAGCACGGAAACCAACAGTAGCCAAACCGGCTGGCTGTCGCTGGGGGTGCCGTTCAGCCGGTTTCATCTCCAGGGCGCGCAGTCCATCTCGACGGGCACCTTTGCGGGCTCGCTCTACGGAGGCACCTCCTCGGGGGGCACCACTGCCACGACGGTCGTCCTGGCGACCATTTCCAATAGCACCGCCAGTGGGTACAACACCACCGCCATTCCCTGCGGCTGGCTCAATTTCGTCTCCAGCGGTCTGCCCAGCACGGGAGGCAATGTCGTCACCCTCAGTGTCGCGTGCGCCGGATGAGCGATGACGTGGACCTACAGCTCAACCGATCTCTCCACCGATCTCGCCAAGCTGCGTTCGCTGGTCGGCGATACGGATACGAACGACCAGCAACTCACTGACGAAGAGATCGACTTCTACCTCGACAACGCCGGCAATCTCTACTACGCCGCTGCCAATATTTCCGAGGCGCTGGCCGGCAAGTACGCCCGTCGGGTAGACAAAAGCGTTGGACGCGCTAGTCTCGCCGCCTCGCAACGCGCCAAGGGCTACCGGGAACAGGCAGCATCGCTACGAGCCCAGGCAGCGCTCTACAGCGGCATCACACCCTACGTGGGTGGGATCTCAGAGAGCGACAAGGATGCGATTGAGGAGGATAGCGATCGGGTCCGGCCGTTGTTCGTCAAGGGCTGGGATGACATCCCGGGGACCGGGATCGGTCGCGGGTCAACGGACGACTGATGCCTTGGGAATACGAATGGGCGCTCGACTTTTTCCGCGACACGGTGACGCTCCAGGTCTTCTCCACCGTTGGAGCCTACGGCAACCAGACCTATGCGAGCAGCAGTGGGGCGACGGTCTACCGTGCCTACCTGGAACGGGGGGAACATAAGGTGATCGCAGCGGATGGTACGGAAGCGGTAGCGACCTTAGCGATTTTCTTGGGCCAGACCACCAGCGGCGGAAGTGTGCCGAATCCCAGCGTCAAGGATCGGTTCATCCTGTCCGACAGTTCGAGTTCAACCAATCTCCCGCGGCCCTTGAGCATCGAACGCTGGATCGACCCGGAATCCACGCAGAACTATCTCGCGGTGGTGCATTGTGCCTAGATCGGTGACGGCCGTGCTGCCCAGCGTGGAGATCTCCGGCACCAGGGAGATCCAGAAGGTGCTACGCGCCTTGGGCCTGGAAGCGCCGAAAGCGGTAGCGGCGGGGCTCTATCAGGAAGCGGAAGGGACGATGACGGATGCCAAGGTGCTGACGCCCGTGGATACCGGGAACCTCCGAGCCTCTGGGCACGTCGCACCGCCCGTGGTTGAAGGGCCTGTCGTCAGCATCATCATGGGGTTCGGTGGCCCTGCGGGTTCGGGCAATCAGGCCGGCCAGACCAACCCTGAGGATGTCGGCTATGCAGTCTGGGTCCACGAACGGGTCGAGGTCCACCATCCCGTGGGCCAGGCCAAGTTCCTGGAAACGGCCATCCAGCAGCGGAGTGGTGGGGTGGCGTCCCGGCTGGCGACCCATCTGTGGCGGTCGTTTGAACGGATCGTGGGCCATGGGGCTGCTTGATGACATCGAATCCCGGTTTACCAGCCAGAGCGTGGCCGGCGCGGCTGGGACCACCCAGGTCACCGATACCGGCTGGCTGGTCACCAAGAGCTTCATGCCGCCCGATCCCGATAAGTGCATCACCATCTTCGAGACCGGCGGCTATGCGCCCGAGGTACGCTCGGACCTCAACCGGCCCACGTTCCAGGTACGTGTTCGCTCGAGCCGGACGGATACCGACGCGAATGCCTACTCGACGGGCCGGGACAAGCTCCAGGGCTGTTCCGACGTGCTCCATGGGTTCGCCAGCACCACGATCAATGGCCGCTACTACGCGGCGATTTACGCGCTTACGGATGCGATCTCATTGGGAGCGGACGCCGAGGGCCGGCCCCTCTTGGGCCAAAACTTCCTGGCTCTGCGGAGCCGGACCACGTAAGGAGCTGTTATGGCGACTGCTGCGATTGCTGCACGCTCGGGTCTGATCGCCCTCAGTACCGGAGCCTCGGCGGGGGGATCGGATGCTATCGCGGAGCTGCGGAACATCCAGCTCCGGGTCCACCGGGATAGCATCGATGCCACCTCGAACGATTCCTCGGGATGGCGGGAACTGCTGCCGGGGACGGCGAGTTGGAGCGGGACGGCAGAAGCGCTGTATGTGCCGACCACCTCGGCCACGCAGTACAAGCTCCGGAACGCCTTGAGTTCCGCTGCGAGCGTGGCGTTCCTGTTTCAGCCGTCGACCGCTGCGTCCGGGACCTATTCCTGGGCCGGGACGGGCTACGTGGAGGATTACGACATCGGCGGGAATACCAACGATGCGTTCCTGACGAATGTCACGATCCAGGGCACCGGAGCGCTGACCGAGAGCACGAGCACCTAAGACGATGACGGCGGCCGTGGAGGGTCGCTATGGCGTGGTGCGCCAGCGCCGGCAAGCCGATACGACGCTGGCCACCGATACCTTTACCGAGTCCACCAACATGCCGCTCCAGAACCATACGCCCGATAGTGGCGGCGGCTCCTGGGTGACAAGTACCACGGACGCCTGGCTACTGGAGGGGACTTCGGATGCCGCGTCGGTCAACATCGCCAGCCGCGTCTGGGCCCGCTGGGGTACGGGATTGGCCGATGATGCCTTTACGCTCCAAGGAGAAATCACCCGCGGCCCGGCCGATGGAACCGGACAAGAAGGTGGCCTCTGGGCCTTAGCGGCTGGGACGGTCGGCGAGGGAGTGGCCTTTCTCTGGCGACGGACGGGCGCCGGGATCACCAGCCATTTGATGGAACGACGGAACTCCACGGGAGGGGTTGTCCAAACCTCCACCCTGGGTACGGGTCTCCCACCCAGCGTGGCGGAAATGCTGACGATGCGACTCACGGTTGATGGCGTGGACGTGACCTGCGAATACCTGACCACCGACGCTGGCAGTACGTGGGTCACCCATACGGCCGTCACACTGACGGAGGATTTGCGGGATGGGAACCATACCTTCATGGGCATTGTGGGAAGCCGCAACGGCGCATCAACCCGCACCTTCGTCGATGATCTGACCGCCAGCCGGAACTATGCCGATGTCGGCGAGGTGCGGGACTGGCGGATCGCCGCCCACCAGGAGGTCGTGGAGACATCGAGTACCGATGCTCGACTCATCATCCCCGGCGAGAAATCCTGGCAGGCCACGGCCCAGGCCCTCCATCTGGGGGCAGACTTCTCGCAGACCGAAATCCGGGATGGGGTGATCGTGCCCCGGGCGCTCTCGTTCCAGTTCTATCCGACGACGGAGTCCACGGGCTACGTCTGGAGCGGCGATGGGTACGTGTCCGACTTCGCGTTTGGCGGTGATACGCACGGGGCGGTGCTGGCGAATGTGGTGATCGATGGCGATGGTCCCCTGACGGAAGGGAGTTGACGATGGCCTCAGCGGTGCCGATTGAATTGGCGGGTACCCAACGGTGGCTGCGCTACGATCTCAACGCGCTGTCCGTGATCGAGGAACGGCTGAACATCAGTCTCATGGATTTCAAGGATCTGCCCATCTCGATGCGCTTCACCCGCACGGTCTTATGGGCCGGGCTGCTCCATGCCGAACCCTCCTTGACCGAACAGACCGTGGGTAGCTGGGTCGATGGCAGCAACTTCGCGGCGGTGAGCGAACAGATTCTCCGGGCCTTCGCCTTGGGCTTTGGCGAGAATGGGAAGGCGGCTGGTGGCCCAAACCCTCCCGAGCCGGCTGGCACGAACTCCAGCGTGCCGCCTACGCCGTCCTCGATCTGAGAGGGATCGCGTTCTGGCGTTCCACGCCGGCGGAGTTGGAGGCCCAGCTGGCGGGAGCGAGAGATCGGGAACAACGGGACCGTCAACGGGATGCCTGGATGCTGGCGAATCTGCTCCAACCCTTCAGTCGGCAACGATTGCGGCCGCAGGATTTCTACGTGGCCGAGACGCCCACCAGCGGATTGAGCAAGGCCCAGAAGACGGAGGAATTGTTGCGCCGCCTGGAAGCCCAGGGACAACTCGCCCCCGAGGAACCGCATGCCTGAATCCGTGACCGTGGGTGAACTCCTGGTCCGCATCCGGGCGGACGTCCGAGACCTCGAAGCGGGGTTGATGAAAACCCAGCGTGGCTTCGACGGCCTGGCGGGGCGCACCCGACCAGGGCTCCGTGCTTTGGAAGGCGGGCTTCGCGGTCTCGCGATTGGCGCCGCCGGGCTTCCTGGCCCCTTCGGACGGCTAGCCTCGGCGCTGCTGCGTTTCGCCCCTGGCGGTCTGGTCACCTTGGGTGTCATCGCCGGCGTCGGGGCCATGGCCCTGATCTGGAAGGAGTTCACCAAACGGGCAGAAGAGGCACGCAAGGAAACTGAGGCCAATGCGCGGACGCTGCTAGCGTTGGCCGATGCTCGCCGTCGGTTCCAAGCCGGGGCCGTGGAACAAGGTCTCGGGTTGAGCCGCACCCGGCTGAATGAGTTGCTGGATATCCAAGAACGGGTCCGGGTCAGTCTTCGCCAGATTCAAGAGGAAATGCACCGGTTGCCTGGTTTCGTCTTCGGCATCATCCCCGAAGATGTGGCGACCCGATTGCGTGAGGCGCAGGCTGCGATGAGTTCGGTCACGGAGGCGATCGCCGATCAACGGGTCGAATTGGCACGAGCCCAAGAAGCCGCCGCTGCGTTTTGGAAAGAATGGAGCCGCATCAGTAAGGAACGACCGATTGGGCGTGGCGCTGCCATAGCACCACGGGCGGAAGAGTTTGTTCCGCGAGTCCTGGGTAGATTCAAGGGTACGGCACTTGCTGAGTTTACTCGTGAGATGCCCTCTGCGGCTGGTCTGGATGCGATGGTGAATCGCTGGATTGAACCATTCGCCCAACAGGTGCGGGCCCGCTACGAGTTCTTCCAGGAGATCGGCCAGAGCATCGGCAACGCCTTGGCTGATGGCATCTACAGCATCATGAGTGGGGGCAATTTCTTCCAAAGCATCGGACGGTCACTCCTAGGCATCGGCCTGAATCTCTTCTCCCGATTCGCTGGCGCGGCCATCGGCAATGCCCTGTTCCCTGGTGGTGGGGCCGTCATCGGCGGCTTGCTTTCCGGTGGAGCGCCGGGCATGAGCATGGGCAAGTCCGTGACGCCAGGTGCGGGACTGATGACCATCAACCTCGGGAACATGCCGGCGGCTACCAATCCACTGGCCGCTACCCGCGATGCGCAGTGGCAGGTGTTCCTCAAAGAGTCACTGTTAGTCAGCCGGGCGGGAGGGTTCCGCTAACCGATGGCCAACACACAGTACCTCGGTACCAACGCGGGTTTCCAGTACACCACCAGCCCGACGAGCACGAGCTACAGCCAGCAATTCAAGTTGGCGGTGCCGCTACGCGACGTCCGGCCCTCCTACCGGGTGGCCCAGTTCGTGGCTGAATCGCTCGACTTCCGAGGCCGACAGGTCCTCACCATCAGTTCGGGGGTCTATGAAGTCGTAGCCACCCTGCGCTATAACGACGATCAGCAGCAGTTGATCGACTTTCTCAAGTACGGGGTCCAGGGCGTGCCCATGATCTATTCCACCGCGATCACCACGGGCAGCACCGATGGGACTCCACCGACCGGGACGACTATGTACATGATTGATCCCACGGGGGATGTGGTGGATACGGTGATCGACCGCCAGCGTGGGAGCTTCGAGGATCTGGAAGTCACTTGCCGCTGGCGCCGCTCCGATGGGGCCAGTTTCAGCACGATGTTCTGATGGCGGACGCGAGCTATCGGTTCCGCATCTATACCTCCGGCTCCTCGGCGATCGAGGTGACGTTCGGTTCGAGCCAACTCCAGGGCTTCGAGGAGATCGGCGGCGTCGATGTCCGGCCCTTGGAAGGCCATGTGGAATCGCGACCATGGAACATCTATGTCGCCGATGTCTCAACCGCCGTTACCAGCATCCTGGCCGACTCCTCCGGTCGGATGAACAAACTGGGACGGCTTGCCGAGTTGCAGCGGAACCTCGATTCCTCGGGCTGGGTCACGATCGGTACGGGGCGGGTGAGCGACATCCTGCTCGGGGATCAGATTGCCAATTATCAGTTCGTGTTGGAGGATGAACACTATCTGGCCCGGCAATCCATGATCTTCAACGTGGGGACGACGACGGTCCACGTCTACCCACCGGGATTGGATGCCGCCTGGTTTATCGCCCAGGCGGTGCGGAAAGGTACCGCGCGATTGACGCGGCGCACGGGCAATCTATCCTATCTGCGGTTCGATGCCGCCGGCCCGATCAGTCAAGACATCCTGGAGCTTGTCAAAACAGATCTCCGACAGCGGCTCTCGCTCGGGACCGACACGACCGTCGGCAATTTCGAGACCCTGCGCTTCCGTTCCAGTGGAGCAGATTACGAAATCTACGGCTGGGGCGCGGAACCGTTTGCCCAATACGTTACACGACAGTTGGACTTGGGAGCGAACAATTTCAGCGCCGCGGAACTCTGGGTCGTTGATCCAAGCGCAGTCCTCGGGACGCCAACGACGAATGTGGATACCGCGCCCAAGCTTACGGATGTCTACCTCTACATGCCAGATCATCAGCCTACCGAGGTGCTGCCCTTGCATCTCGGTGGGCTGGCCGGCGTCAATCCGTTCCAATTGGTCAAGGATATCTATGATGGCAGTTATGGAGGCCAGACCCTCCGCTACGATTCTACGGCCCTCAATACGCTCATCACCAACGGAGGATTCCAGCCGCAGTTCTATCGCATCACCGAACCGGCGAACATGGGGGCATGGCTGGAAACGAATATCTATGGCCCCTTGGGGGTGGTGCCGTTCACCAATGCCGATGGTCGGATCGAACCGCAGAACGTCTTCTTACCGAGTTCTGCAAGCGTGGACATCGATAGCTTACTGGAGCTGACCAGCACCAATATCGCCAGTCCCCATCCTACCTGGCGACACAGCAAGCGGGAAATGGTCACTAAAATCCGGTGGCGGCGGCCGGTGGCGCGCGAACTCTCGGTGTTAGAGATGTCGGCATCGTACCAGTTTGCCGCTGACCGATTGACCATCACAGACCATACGACTGAACTGGATCATGATCGGCTCGCCGCGTTCGGCGAATACCTGGTGACCTACGATGTCGCCGATTTCGGGGCGGTGGTTCCCCGGCATCTGGCACCTGCACTCGCCGCGGAACGCTTTGACCGTTTTGGGGATGGGCCGATTTGGGGGTCCCTCTCTTTGCTGAGTTCCGGGACCAGTGGGGTCCGGGCCGGCCAGTTTGCCACGATCACGCTGGGCACGATGCCCAATCCCGGCACCCTGGGACGGGGTGGTACCCGAATCGTGCAGGTCATGAGTCGGGCTGAAACGATGCGTGGTCCGGTCTGTGACTATTTGGATGTCGGTCCCGATGCGACGGTCTTGAGCGCACCCACCATCAGTGCCACGACCAGTACCGGCGCGGCGAATACGGCGGATGCCTATCACACACTCAACGTCTCCATCGGGAGTGTGACGACGGATGGCGGATGGGATCTCCAAGGGGCACAAAGTGCCAGCACGTTGGCGTCCAATTCCACGGCCTGGTCACTCATGTTGGGTTCCAGTGACTCCAGTCAGACCGTGACGATCCCAGCCTTGGAATCGGGCTCTACCTACTTTTTCCGCGCCCGGAACATCAAACCGCAACGCTGGCGCTCGGCGTGGGCCTATACGACGGCCGGTGTGGCTACCCAGGAACTAGCGGGACTGAGCGGGTTGGCGGCCACCGGCATTACGGCCTCACGGCTTCAGCTCTCGTGGACCAATAGTACAGCCTCCACGGGCTACGGTATCGAATTCCAAGCAAGTACCTTTGGAGGGACACTGGCGACCACCCAGGTGCTGGAGCCTGGCACGAACCGTTATACGCTGGATGGCTTGAGCGGGGCCACGACCTATACGGCTTCCGTGCGATATCGTGATCCCTACGGTGGGGTCAGCCCGAGCACATCGTTGAGCACGGAAACGTTGAGTACTGCGGGTGCTGGGACCTGTGCCGCCATCGGCAATTTCTATCTCCTCTTGGGTGATGAGAGCACGGGCGATGTCTATCCCGATGGCTATGGCGGCTGGGATTACGGCAAGGAATACCTGTTCTGATGCCTGATTATGGCGTGGTGATCGGCTGGGTGCCCGGGAACTACAGCCAGCGGGTCCAAGTGTCTCGTACCGCTGACGATGGCTCGGGAAACCCCGATACCACGACGACGGAATTGGTGACCACGGTCCTCCCGGATCAGACGTATTACTACGATGCCCTACCACCGGACAATGGCTTCCGCCACTATCGGGTGCGGCATATCCTGACGGGGCTCATTGATGGGGCATGGAGTTCGTATGTCCGCGCCAAACCGAAGCTGGTCCCGCCCCAGTACTTGAATAGCGTCGGCGACCAGACGTTCACGGAATCCAGCGCCCTGCCGGCGACGTATACCGTCGGCGATGTGTTGTATGCCAGCGCTGCGAGCATCCTGAGCAAACGGGCCGCCGTGGCTACCGGCAACCTGTTGATCTCCCAAGGGGCGGCCACGGCACCGGCTTGGGGGAAGCTGGCGAGTACCCACCTGTCAGGCGATTACAGCTTTCCCGGAACGGCGACGATTGCCGGTCTCCTCACTGCGAGTGCGAATATCACGGCGACTGGCGCATCTGCCAATTACCTGAAACGCACGACGGCGACGAACAACGCCGTCGTCGCCTGCATGGTGACGTATGCTCAGTTAACAAGCGGTAGCCTGGCTGATGGATTCGGCCCCTCAATGCTGTTTCAAACTGAGGATGGATCGGCCACTGTGCGGACTGCTGGACGCATCGCTGCAATACGTTCCGGGGCAGATACGACCTATGATCTCTACCTTCATGCAGTTTCTGCGGGCTCGCTTGTTGAGGTTGTGAAACTGGGCGCTAACCTATTAGCAACCTTTGCTGGAGCGGTGACTATGGTTGGCTTGGTCACCGCGCAGGCGGGGCTCACCGTCTCGGGCGGCTCCATCTCAGCCTCGGGGATCGCGGCCGCAGTGGGCGCGCTGTCAGCTACAGCTATTGCAGCCTCGGAAGCCGTGCGCGTCGAAGGGGCGACGCTCCCAAGCAGCCCGGCGGGTGTGGGCGTCGAGATCATCGAAAGTGGCGGCGACGGCATCATCCAGTCCTACAACCGCACCACGTCGGCCTACGCGCCACTGTACCTCTATGGCAACAATATCTTCCTGCTGCCTCAAGGAGGAAGTGCAAGTTTCAGCACTAACGCCGTCTCCATGGGCGCGCTCACGGCGACGACGGTGACGGGGACAGGCCTGTTTCTCACACCTGCCACTGCTAGTGGGGGCGCGGGCTTGCGGCTACCGCACGGCACGGCGCCGTCCTCACCAACGGATGGAGATATGTGGACGACCACGGTAGGCTTATACGTGCGGATCAACGGCGGCACCGTTGGGCCACTCACCTAAGCAGGAGCAGGCACATGACTGAGGTACTGACCATCGGTCGTCAACGCGCGACCTTGCTGGATCAACTGACGGCACGCCTGATCGAGTTGGAGACGGACGTCACGATCCTCTATCCTGCCGGCCACGAACGGCATGATCGCGCCCAAGCGGATTATGACGCACTGGCGCTTCAAGTCACTACCTTAGCAGGAGATGCCACCATCGCCGCCTTTCGGGCGGCGGAAGCCCTGCGCATCCTCACTGAGAAACAGGATGCCCTGGATAAGGCCTTGGCCACCTGCGAGTCGGAGTTGGCTGCTGCTGATGCTGCCCTCAGCAAGGCCCAGGATGCGGTAGATGCACTCCAGGCTCGACAAACCCAACTCATTAGGGATCGGCAGGCGCTCGGATGAAACTCAGCCCGGAGCAATTCGCCCTGACGTATGATGGCATTTTGTCGTCCCCTAAGGGCTTTGCCGCTGGAGAGCGTCGGGTGATCGGCAAGATTCTCGACAAACTCGAAGCGGTCGCCGCCCCCGTGGAGATCCGTCAGACTCCAGCCGGCGCCATCATTACGTTTCGCGTCACCGCGGATGTCGAGGTACCTATCGAGGAGGTGGAGCGGAAGCTCATCGTGAGCGCCCTCGATGCCACGGAGTGGACGGCCCTGGCGGTGCGCCGCGCCGATCAGTTGGTCTCCTACTGGCGTGAGGAAGCCGTAGCGCCATGACCTGGCTGCCCTCACCTGCATGGTGGTTCAGCGGCTCGCCTTGGTGGCGAGAGAATCATCCTTTCACGCATGCCGTAGGCGGTGTGGTGCTGTACGGTGCGGTGCGGGTCCTGCTCTGGGGCCTGGGCCTGTCCAGCTTCCAGTGGTGGGGGCCAGTCGCCGCAGTCACGTTTCTCTCGGCCTTCCGCGAAGAGGTCGGGAATGTCGAGCAGCCCTGGCGGGCACCCTACCAGTGGAAACCGGGGGACATCGGGGACATCGTGTTCGCCACCCTCGGCGCTGGACTGGCGGCGGGCCTGTGGATCCTGGCGTGATGAACGAACTGATCGGGCCGCTCGGGCTTCCCGGTGCGGCCGCATCAGCCCTCGCCTGTGTGTGGTTCGGCATCGGCATCCGGGATAAGCTGAGCCGGAAATCGGAGCCCAATGGCGGCGGGACCTGGCAGGCGAACACGGTGGCCGCCGTGGCGGCCTTGACGGGCGCCACGCATCATCTGACCCAGGCGATTCAGCAGATCGGCGCGGACATGTCGGAGGTGAAAGCGCGTGGCGCGGCGTTGGCCACGCGAGAAGATTTGACCCTTGCCGCGGAGAAGAACCGGGACGCCTACCGCAACGGCGCGCAGATCTTGATGGGCAAGTTAGATGATCTTCAGGAGCTGATCCGGGAGCACCGCACATGAAGCATACGGAGGAAGTAACCCGCACGCTGGCGGCGATTCCTCGCCCACGTCTGGTGGCCAAGCTAGCGCGGACCGCGTTCGGCCTGGTGTTCATGGCGGCGGCAGGCTTCATGGCGGTGAAACTCGCCGTCCCGTGGTATGTGTATCTGCCGCTCGGGTTCTTCGGCGCGCACATCGTGAGCGCAGAACTAACCCAGAAAGGCGTGGCGTTCGTGGTGGCGATTCTCAAGGATCTGCTGAGTAGCGTCCGCGGGAAGAACGGGAGCCCGCCAGTGGCGTGAACGCACCCAAGGTCGTCCCGATCACGATGACGTTTCACCGGCCACGGCCACCGGGTACCGTCGTGGACGGGGCCTTGGTGCATGCGATGGCGGAGTACGTCGTCAACGAGGGGCACAGCGAGCACGCCCCAGCTTTCCTCCAGCGGATCGGCCTCTCGGTCCACGCCCTAGTCGGCCCGGACGGGACGATCTACACGGGACCTGCACCGGAGCGGGTCTGCTTCCATGCGGGCAAGAGCCGCTTCCTGGATCGGGAAAACCTGAATGATACCTTCCTGGGTTGCGAGTTCCTGGTGGCGGGGACCCATGACTATTCGAGTTTCCTGGCCGCGATCAGCACCCCGGAGCAGTCGCCCTACACGCCGGCGCAGTACGACGCCGGTGGCTGGCTCTACGCCGGCTGGAGTCTTCGGTACCCGGCGATCACCCGCGCCCGGATCGTGGGCCACGAAACCGTGAGTGGGAAGGACATCCGAGCCCATGACGCGAAGCGGGACCCGGGCCTTGCGTGGAGCTGGGGGGAGTTCTGGCGGGCCTACGATGCCTGGTACGGCATCCTCACGATGACCAAAGTGGGCGCGGTGTGAAAACGCAACTCTCCTGGCTGGTGGTGGCCCTGCTCATCGGGTTCGCGTGGTTACGGGCCCATGACGGGCAGATCCGGGCCAACGCCCTGGCACAGGTACGGGCGGATTCCCTGGCCCTCGTCTTGGATTCGGTCGCGGCCCGCGATGGCCGGCTGGCGCGGGCGGACAGCCAGCTCGCCCAGCATGAAGCGGCGGACCGGACCCGACTGGCGGCGTCGAGAGCGGCGCTGGTCGTGGCCTCGCGGCGGGCCGACTCCACCGGCCACCGACTCGATTCCGTACTCCAGGCGCTGCCGGATACCGCACCCCTGGCCATCGCGATCACGGACGAACGCCGGCTCCGCGTCTCGTGTACGGTAGCCTTGGAGGACTGCGGGGCGCTGAACCTGACGCTCACCGCCCGGACCGATACGCTGGCGGCGGTGATCGCGGAACTGCGGCCGGCGCTGGAGCGCACCAAGGAACTCTGGCAGGCGGCGGAGCAACGCAGTCGCCCCGGATTCTTCGGGCGGCTCCGCATTGGGCTCCCATTCGCCGCGGCGGGCGTCATCGTGGGCGCCCTGATTGTTCGCTGAAAGGTGGTGATGCTCTCTGGAACCCGGGACGGCTGCGCCTCACCCTGGCTACCAGTTATCCCCGAGGGATGCGTCTCGGTGACCAACGCATGAGCGCCCTGCGCCGCACCTTGGCCTGGGCCTTCCTGGCTGGCGCCTCAATGACCGGCGCCGCCCTCTCTATCGGCTACGCGGTACGCTCACAACCCCTGACGCTGGCGGTGCGCCTCGTGCCGGATACGCTGGTCTATCTGGGCGCGGTGTGCGTCCCGGATTCCCTGGGCCACGCACGGGTGCGGTACTTCCAGCAACGACTGGATCGTTAGTGGGCTTCATGCCGCTCGTTGTTTGACCAGCCGCCGCGCCCCCGGTCGGGGTACCAAAATCTTGCCATTTCTAAAGATGCGCAATATCTTGCATGGTGTCCTCTCCGGGGGACAGTATGCGAATAGACGAAGGCCGACTACGGAGGGCCCTACTTCTCGACGCGGAACGGATTGCCGACTACAGGCCCCGCTGGCGCGTCTGGGGCGGAGCCTGCCAACACATCGTCACTCTAGATGAGATAGAGCCCTGCGATTGCCAAGATGCCCGCTACCGGGGTGCCTTGTGCAAGCACCAGATTATCAGCTTACTACATGAAGGGAATGGGGAAGCCATCAAGGAACTGCGGCGGCTAGTTGCCTAGCCGCCGCTCGCGCCCGTCCAGGCCTGCCACGCCTGACTCCGACTAACCCCATGATACGCGACCTCGTCGACACGTCGTCGAAGCCTGTCCACATCGCTCCCGGTCGCACCAGCCTAGCCTGATCCCATCAAACCTCGCCTGATCGCTGGATGCCGTGCCAATCCCAGCCCGCCAAAGGCGGCCACTCCATCGCAATCCGGGATACGCCTAATGCAGCCCAACCGTACCCGCCCAACCACTTCTCTCCAGATGGCTCCGGTCCGTAGCCGACCAATCCGGGCCCGCCCAACCGGACCACACCAATGCTTACCGTGTCTCGTTGCGCCTCGTCAGTCTGCGAGACGCCAAGCCGTACCCATCCACTCGTCGCCCCACCCGCCACACCGCTCCTCACCTCACGCAACCTCATACCAACTCGCCATCCCGTGCCAGAGGCGACCTCATCGGGCTTCTCCGGTAACCGCCGGACCTTGCCTGCCTCGTCTTGTCTATCGTGGCGGTATCAGGCCGCCTGCTGACGCAGGTGCTCAATCTCATCCAGCAGTGAGTCCACTTCCTTGGCCAGCCCCAGGGCCAGTGCGAGCCGACGCGCGCGTTCCAGGGATGCGGCTATTCGGCGCAACTCGTATTGCAGTGCCGCCTTGGCGCGTTCGGCGTCCTGGCGCAGTTCCCCGACTGCGGTATATCCCTGCTCACGCGGTGCCTTGTCGGGGTCTCGGACGTAGGCGACGGTAGCCACCTTCACCCGGTTGACTTGGATGAGCACTTCCACGGAGGCCAGCAGTCGGCGCGCCTGCATTCGGCGGAACCGTTCGGCGGCGGCGGAATCGTCCCACTCGAAGTGCGAATGCAGGGGCGATTCCGGGTCGCGGGCGTCCTCCACTACGAGGGTTGGCGTCAATTCGCCATGCTGGCGGTAGAGCGCTTCCAGCCTTCGGGCGATCTCTTGCGTGTGCTTGTGCTTCATACGGCCACCTTGAAGCCCCGCTCCGCCATCTCGCTGTTCCACCAAGAGAGCAGGGATTCCGTTTCATCGTCATAGCAGACCGGGTTATTGAGGGCCTGCTGTTGGGCAGTGCGCCCGCCGGTGGCGAGAATCTGCTGTAGCTCGGGATCGTTGGCGCTCGCCAACCGGAACGCGCCATAGTCGCCTGAGCCTTTCTCGACGCGCCAGTCCCCGACGCCTGAGACCACGCCGGCCGCAGCGAGTAGGTTCAACACCGACTTCTCACGGAGCATGGGCTTGGCGAAGGTGACTTCCAGCAGCACGGCCCACTGAGGCACGATGGCGCGGGTCCGAATGTCGGGCGTTCGGTTCATGTCTGCCGAACGGGTCACGCTCATGAGCAACTTCGGCAACCCGTAGAGTGGGATGCGCTCGCCAGCCACGCGAACCAACCGGCCGATCTGCGCCTTCTTGGCTCCAGGAATGTCCAGGGCGGCGGTCATCATCGCCCGCTTGAAACCCGCTGCCAGGAACGCCAATAGTGTTGGGGCGGTGTCGTCAGGGATGGTGTATGGAGAGAGTCGGTATTCCTCCAGCGGGACGTGCTTGAGGTTCTGTGCCTTCTCCGCGCTGGTCTTGCGGCCCTTGGGGGCGAGGAGTTCGCGCTTCGCCTTCTCGCTCACCCGGTTGCAGATGAACGGAGTGGTGCCGACCGCCGCTACCTGAATCTGGCCGCGTTCCAGTTCTAGGATTTGAACCTCGGTCTCCTTTGCTCTAGGCTTTGGCATGTGTCCTCCTTTGGGGACAGTTGACAGGACCTCTACGGGGCCATAGTATAGGCCCGTCGCAACGTATTGTCAACGCATTGGAGAGACCAACGTGGCCAAGTCGGCACCCCTACCCAAACGCGCCCAGCGGGCACGCTGTAAGCGTTGCAACCGAAGGTTTGAGCCCCGGCGCAAGTGGCAGGTCTTTTGTTCGGCCAAGTGCCGCTGGCTCGCTTGGGATGCGGCCCATCCCCGTCAGCCCGCCAACGTCGCATGATCTGGCTCGCACTAATCTGGCTCGCGTTGAGCCTCGGTGTCCTCGCCCGCCTCGCCCACCAACTGTGGCGCGAGTGCCGCCCCGACCTGGAGACGCTGACGCGGGAGGAACGGGACCAGTTGGCCGCCATCGCCTGGGAGGCCCTGATGGCCCACACCAAGGCGCTTCCTGGCGTGACGGGCAAACCGACGCATCCGCATATCGAGTGGCGCGAGCCGGAACGGTTCGTGCGAATCGTGCAGCACCGGAATTGACGATGACTACCAGTAGGACGGACCTATCCATCCGGCCGGGTGAAATGGGTGAACCGGCACATCAAGCCCATGCTCCGGGGCCGCGCCGGGGCGATGCTGGGGCGCGGGATAGCGTGCTCCAGCCCTGCGGCATCCCCGATCCCATGGAGGATCATCCCTGCTACGGCATCTGGCGCGTCAGCCGACGCTGGCTGTGCTGGCGCTGTGGGGAGCGAGGATGACAACTCCGCCATTCGTGTTCGGGCAGACGATCTATGAACCATGGGCATCTGCCCATGCTGAAGAACGGCGTCCCTGCCCCGTGTGTTTCGGTAATCGCTCTGTCATGCTCATTCTCGGCAATGGTGAGCACGTTCCCGTGGAATGTGACATGTGCGACATTGGGTTCGAAGGCCCGCGAGCCTTCGTCACGGGCTACAGCCCGCAATCTGGTATCCGCGAATGTACCGTGACGACACTGGAGGAACGCTACCCCGGCAAATGGTATGTGAACCACCAAGGAGCCGACCAGGTATTTGCAACTCGTGACGAGGCAGAAGGCTTGCGCCAGGAACTTCACGCGAAGGCCGTGGCGGCTGCGGAGAATCGCTATACCGACAACACCTACCAGCGGAAGAAATTGACATGGAAGGTGGGCTACCACCGCCGGGAAATCGCAGATGCGAAGCAACGCCTCGCATGGCACGAAGCGCGGCTGCAAGACCTTAGTAATCCGAAAACCGAGGCGGTATGACCGACCTGGAGCAAGCGCTGGCCGACTTGATCGATGCCGCCCGGAAGATCGGCGAGTGGCGCGCGGAACCCGCACCGCTGACGGTGACGGAACGGGGCGCCTGGAACCTGCGGATTGCGGAATTGACCACGGCGGAAGCGGATGCCCGGCAGAGAATCCACGGGCTGTTCGACGCGGGAGCATGTCAAGCGACGCGTGAGTGTCACATGAACGTGCCAGCGGTGGCGGCCCACATGCAGCGCGTCGGCTGGCATCTGGAACGCTGGACTGAGGATTGGGCCAGCTTCCGAGATGGCCGGCACCTGCCAGCTTGTGCCTATCGGCGGGCGGTGATCTCCCAGCATGGGCTCCTTGTGGAGCACCGGACGATTGGCGGATACGTCCGCGATGTCTCCGATGGGCCGAAGCGGTTCCGCACGCTGGACGAACTCAATGCACTGCTGGCCCAGTGCGGGCTGAAGAGCAAACCCTACGAGGGACCGAAGATATGACCTCCGACCGCGAGCACGACCGCGCCACGCTGCGGGAGGTGGCCCAGATCGTCACCGCTGCCGCCGCCGTGGCTCTGGTCGTGTGGTGGCTGTGGTATCGCTAAGGGCGGATCGGCCGCTCTTGGGTCTGCGGCGCGAGACGCGACAAGAAGCCGAGGCCCGCACGGCCCGCGAATGGACGGGATCTGAACCGTGGGACGAAAGGCAGGAACCGATGGGGGTGACACTGAAACTCTACCAACTCGCCGATACCTACGAGCAGATCGCCGAGGCGTTGATCGAGAACGGCGGCGAGCTCACGCCCGAACTGGCTGCGGATCTTGATGCCATCGAGGGGGCCTTCGAGGCGAAGGTGGAGCGGGTGGCGCTCTACATCTGCAACTTGCTGCTGACGGCTGATGCGGCCGATGCGGAAGCCGCCCGGTTGGCGACATTGGCCCGTACCCGCCGACAGGGAGCCGAGGGCTTGAAGGGCTACTTGATGGCGCAGCTGGACCGGGTGGAGAAGCCCAAGGTGGAAACGCCGTTGGTCGTGGTGCGGATACAAAAGAACAGTCGCCCCTCGATTCAGTGGCCCGATACGCTTCCGATTCCCGAGGGCTACCAGCGGGTGACGGTGAGCCTGGATGGGCAGAAGGCTTACGCAGACTTCAAGGCTGGCACGTTGCCGATGGGGTTCATCGTAGACCATGGGCGGCACCTGAGGATTTCCTGAACAACGGGAGGCAACGACCACTATGACCCAGCGTCCTGATCCGACAACCGCTCGCGACACCGGGGGCGGGTTCGAGCCCCACTCCGAAGGGCAATTCAGCATGATCTGCGTGGACGTAGTGAACCTCGGGACGAACGTCGAGCAGTTCCCCGGCAGCGATCCCCGTGAGGTGGACAAGGTCGCGCTGGTGTTCGCCAGCGGGGAGACGCAAGGGGTAGAGAATGAACTGACCTTGGTGACCGTGGAGATGACGAACTCGATGAACGAGAAGGCTAATCTCCGAAAGTTCCTCGAATCATGGCGTGGGAAGTCCTACACCGCGCAGCAAGCGGAGGCCGGTGTCCCACTCCACAAACTCCAGGGCCAAGTGGGGTTGCTTTCCGTCGAGCACGTCACTACGAAGCGGGGTCGCAATTTCGCCAAGGTCCGCTCCATCTCGCCGCTGCCAAAGGCGATGGAGTCGCCCGACGCTCTGGTGTTGGAAGGCTACGAGCGACCGAAGTTTCTGGAAGACAAGAAGAAGCAATATACCGACGCCCTGGCGCGGCATCGCAAGGAGACGCTCCGGCCGGTGGATGATGACATTCCGATTGGCGACGACCCGGGCGACGAGGATGATGATCTGCCGTTCTGAGATGAGCGGCGGCGTGCTGGGTTGCTCCATCACCGACTTCACGGTGGGAGCCCCGGACAGGGTACACAGCCCAGCATGCCCGCCGAATCCCGCTCACCGGAGGACACGATGAATCGCGCTGAGAACCGCCAACGGATCGCTGCGTCCTTCGACGTCCGGGGGAACTTCCGGGGGCCTCCCATCATTCGCTCGGAGGACGTGGGCCGGGCAAGCCCCGAAACGGGCGGGCTCCTGTTGCTGCGGGCGGACATAGGCGTCTTCGCGGGCAGCTGTGGCCATTGCGGGAGCCAGCGTGTCGTCTCCTGGGGTGATCATCGGAGTTGCCGGCGGTGCGGGAGACCGGCATGACGAATGCCCAGCTCTACTGCGGGGATGCCCTTACGGTCCTCAAGACACTACCCGAGAGGACGGTGCGCTCCTGTGTGACTTCACCCCCCTATTGGCGCCAAAGAGATTACGGCGTGGTCGGCCAACTCGGCCTTGAACGCAGCCCCGAGGACTATGTGGGCAAGATGGTCGAGGTATTCCGCGAGGTGCGGCGGGTGCTGCGGAATGACGGGACGCTTTGGCTTAACCTTGGAGATAAATGGGCGTCATCGTGGCCCTGCGACCGGCGCTCTGTGGTGGGTCAAGGTTCTCTAGCCAATGGCAAACGGGCCGCGCGGCCCTCATCCTTGAGTGGAGATCTGAAAGAGAAAGACCTTATCGGCATCCCCTGGATGGTGGCCTTCGCACTCCGTGCCGATGGCTGGTACCTGCGCTCGGACATCATCTGGTCGAAACCTAACCCGATGCCCGAAAGCGTGACCGACCGGCCGACGAAGGCGCATGAGTACGTATTCCTGTTCTCCAAGGCCGCGCGGTACTACTACGATCAAGAGGCGATCGCAGAACCCGGTAGCTTAAACGTGCCGTGGTCGGCCAAGTCTAACGGTGGCAACCAACCGGGAGCGGGACGCAATGATGGCAACTCCCTGACACTCGGGAAACGGGCCGGCCACGCTCGGCGGCACGCTGGATTCAATGCGCGCCGGGATGCGGCGGAAGCGGCGGGCGAAACAACGGGCACCCGCAACGCCCGCTCCGTCTGGGAAATTGCCACTATGCCCTATCCCGAGGCGCACTTCGCCACCTTCCCCGAGGAGTTGGCCCGCCGCTGCATCCTCGCGGGCAGCGCCCCTGGTGACATGGTACTTGACCCGTTCGGTGGCAGCGGGACCGTCGCTCAGGTCGCCACGGGCAATGGTCGAGCCGCCATCTACATTGACCTGAATCCCAAGTATCTGACGTTGGCCCGCCAGCGGATCGGGCCGCTGCTCTGCCGGGAAATCGCGCTATGACCGAAGCCGCGCAGCGCGAGATGGTCTTCGAGGCCCATGAAGTCCAGCATCGCCAGCGCCTCCGGGTCCTGCGGGACGCGATGGCCGCACTCTACCGGAGCCGACTGCTCGAGCTGGGCTGGGACCACGCCCCGGTTTCCGGAAATGATGTGAGGCGCTGGCTTGAGCGGAACCCCGAGTACGACAGCGGCGGCAGCGCCAACTGGCGGGCGGCCGTGTTTGCCAGCAAAGAATGGGCGTGGACCGGCCAGATGGTGGAGAGCACGGCTCCTAGGGGGCACCGAACCAAGCTCCAGGCGTACCGGCTCCGGAGACCGTAGCGGGATGACCGCTTGCACGCAGCGTAGAAAACCCGTAAGTTGGGGCTGGCGTCAGAGTCAGACTGGCGACCAGCGAAGCGTAGGTCTGTGGCCGGTGTTTGCCCTTTCCCTCATCCCGCTACACGCGGGGGCGGGATCTCTGACAGGGTGACGCCGGCCACTCGCGTTCAGGATAGGCCTATGGCCCTGTCGAAAACACTTCGCTTTGAGATCTTCAAGCGCGACAAGTTCACCTNCC